AGCTATCCTTTTACGCCTACATCCTTAAACAGTACGGTATCAATGTAAAAGAGTTGCAAATTCACCACCTAGATCCTGAGCGGCTAGTACAGGGCAAGCGGCCTTGGGTTCATTACACGCACAATGTCGTTGATATATCTAAAGCATTAAGGGAGGACTAAATGCCAGGAAAGTATAAACTATTAAGCGCCAAGCTAAAAGCGACTGACGAAACGGTAGATAAGCTGATAGATGCCAATAACGATGCCTGGTGTCAGCTCGGAGCCAACAAAAAAGAACTGAGAAACTTGCGGAAAGGGTTTGATAACATCGGCGACTGGATGCAGGACATTGACGATATTCAGATGCTCCATACAACAGCGATTGATGAGCTGCGAGATAACGTCGCATTGATTTTAGATCACTTAGGGGTTGAAGTTGTTCAGCCTAGTGATAAGCCAACAATTAAAAAGAAAGGGAGTAAATAACAATGGCACAAGATTGGCTCGTAACAGACGCGTTTCAAGGCAAAGACCGCGACACTAAGCAAATCACCGTTAAGGAGTTTAACGGTAACCAGTTTCACGTTTACATGGTGAAGGTACAAAACCAGCCAGTAGAGGGGTGGATGCAGATCCTAAAGAAGCCTGGCAATGCAGTCAACAAGGGCGACTACCTTTACGGGGATGTGATTAAGAACCAGTGGGGCAAGGCGCAGTTTAAGAAGGCACAGAAACCATTTGGCCACCAAGCACCTCAGCGGCAATCGACAACCGATGATGCGAAGTATAAAGCACTCGAGGATCGCGTAACGGCATTGGAGGCTAAGTTCGATAACCTCGCCCGGTTTCAGGGCAATGTCGCCAACGACCCGGGAGAAAGTGCTCCAGACCTTACAAACCTTGATTACTAGTTAAGATGATAGACTACCAGAAAATTATTCAGAACATTATGTTCATCAACGAAAAGTTTTCTGATGCACAATGGGTTAAAGCACAGGGGGCGGATGTACTTAGTTACACCGCCCTTAAACTTTCTGCAATGAAAGGCTACCTCGCCGAGTTTAAAGAGGATGCCTTGCGCAGCCTATTAAAGGCAGAACGCGAGATGGAGACGGAAAAGTCGCGGGCGTTCTTAAGGGCTCGAGAGAAGTTCCCGGTAACCGCTGCATCAGAAGCTAAAAATGCAGATGAACAATACATTAAAAGTAAAGAAGTATACGCGGAGGCTAAGGTATTATATGAGCGGCTCAAGTCAATCTCAGCGGACACGCACGACCTCATCGACGCGATCAAAGGCCGCACGATCGAGCTACAGTCGCAGAGGAAGGCCGAAGGTTAAGTCACAGTTCGTACCCGCTAGGCGAGAAGACTCACCGGCCGCGCTGGCCCTCCATAAATGGGGTAGAATGAAGGGTGCACGATTAAGGGGTGTGTTAGCCCATGCTCGCGGCACAGCCCACACCTTCGACCGAGAGGCTAGCCTTAAGGGCAATAGAGCGTCGGCGGCTAATAGAGAGAAGCGCAAAGCTGAGAAGCTAGATAAACAACAAGCGCTAGATAGGATGCTAGATGATATCTTACAAGATTAACGGCAACCTCGCTAAGCTTAATGAGCATGATAACGCCAACCGAGTGAACAGGTTCGCGGGCGCGGCGCTTAAGAAGAAAATGAACGAGCTTGTGTCCTCACAGGTGGAGGGTAAGCCAGCGGTAGAGAAGCCTTGCAGAATTAAGTTCACCTGGTACTACTCGGGGCGTCATGACTTTGACAATATTCGGTTTGGATGCAAGTACGTACTAGACGGCATGCAACACGCCGGCGTACTGCCTAACGACAACCAATCATGGGTTAAAGGATTTGATGGGGATGATTTCATTAAGGTAGACAAAGGCGAGGAGGGTGTACTTGTCGAAGTTAGATACATTTAATCCTGATAATTATACGGATAGCGAGTCAGCGTGGCTCGCTTTTCGTCGTTACTGGCTAGAAGATAATCCGCCGCTTGATAACGGTTGTTACTTATGCGGTATATGCAATAAGTTTGTCCCCTTAAATGAAGTTACACTAGACCATATACAGCCCCGTGAGGCCTCTAATATGTACGACCCAGCCAACATACAGCCGGCCCATGGTGGTTGCAACTATCGTAAGGGTAGCAAGAGGTGGAGACCGCTCGTAACGCAAGAGACGCGGGACTTTTTAAGGGTGTTGTCGGAGATGTAGGTGAATAAAAGAGAGGTAATACAAACATTTGAGTCATACGGGCAGGCCATATATGAGATGCCGATACACCCGGAGAGGGATTATGCGCAATTAGAAGCCCTCTATAATGTGTTGAACCAACTAGGGTGTACCTCTGTTAAGTTAGCCAAGTTAAAGGATGTTGTAAATTCTACGCTAGACAACTCAAGCCGGTTGGTGTAGTATACTAACTAGGAAGGAGAAAAGAATATGAGTAAGATCGGACAAAAGGTAGTTGAGCTGATGGAGCAAGGCTATACAATGGATGAGATTGCACAACTCCGGGGCGTCGAGCAATAGAGAGGCGCGTGGGATGATCCTTCAAAGAATTTAAATAGGAGGTTATATTAGTAAAAACCTAGTAACGAAAGCGAAGAAGTACGCCTTACCGGCTGCTATACTCGCGCTGGTCGTGTTGAACATTATCGCACTTAACGCGAACCATAATGTAAAACAAGACCTAGTCCGCCAGGAGGCAAAGACTAATACAACGAAAAATGCGCTGAGAGCACGCTCAGAGGCCGTAGAATCGCTCAAAAAAGAGAAGACGACCATTGAGTCATCTTTGCGCGAAACAAGGCAAAATGCCGAGAAACTTACAAAGGAAAACCAAAGTTTAAAAGTCAGCTTGCAGAATAAGCGAGAGGCAAAAGCCGCCGAAGAGAAGAAAGCCCAAGAGGTAAAAGCTCAGCAGGTAGCTCAAGCTAAAGAAGCTGCAGCAAAGACTACTGCGCAACCAGTTGTCACCCAACAGGTCAGCGCTCCGGCTGGGTGCCAGGCCATTAGTTCGATCTTGCTTGCTAATGGTATATCACAGGCCGACTTACCTTTTGCGTTACAAATAGCCCAGAAGGAGTCAAGCTGTAACCCTAACGCAGTAAATCCTAACGGTGGCGCATGCGCCTACTTCCAGGAATTGCCTTGCGGTAAATGGGGAGGTACGGCCAATATCGCCGGCCATATCCGGGGTGCAGATGCCTACGCTAAAGGCCGCTATGGTGGCTGGGCTCAAGCCTGGGCATCGTGGCAGGCTAAACGTTGGTGGTAATCCTCTGGCTTACGCTCAAGACGTAACTTGAGGTAGAGTAATTACAGGTGCTAGCTAGTGAGCGAGTTAAATGTCAAGGTAGATGCAGCCTGTTTATTTAATACCCTAGGGCGACACACGTACGTGTCAACGTTATCCTCGCGGTTAAGGTAGGTGAATGACCCTCTACCATGAGAAGAAGGGTCTGCCGTCTACGGCTCCGGCAAATAGAGCCGTTCAAGTCCAAATGCTAGCCTAAAGCTGGCGGGGATATAAAGGAAGGAGAGAAAACGTGAATGTACCCGTAATGGAGTATGAGCCTGCCGACAAGGCGGAGATTTGGCTAGTTAATAGCCGACTATCAAGTATAGAGTTGGAGGAGCTTTGTGCAGAATTTGACAAAGATTAGCCAACAAGAGTTTGACCCACTGCCGAGGATACTTATTTACGATCTAGAGGTAAGCGCGACCCTTGGCTGGACATATGGCCTATGGAAAACCAACGTACTAAAGGTCGAGCGAGACCCTGAGATTATGTGCTTTTCGTATCAGTGGTTTGGCGAGAAGGATATTCATCACGTTAGCCAGCGGGATATGAGCGAAAAAGATGTCGTTAAAAAGCTTTGGGATGTGTTTGATGAGGCAGACATTCTCGTAGCCCATAATGGTCGGCGGTTTGACCAAAAGGTGAGTAACGCAATGTTTATCCGCCACCATATGACGCCACCTAGCCCATATAAGACGGTAGACACGCTACAGGTTGCTCGATCGGTCGCACGCTTTAATAGCAACAGTCTCGACAGTCTAGGCAAGCTCCTACTGGGGGATGGCAAAACTGACACGACTTACGCAGATGTTTGGTACGACTGCCTTATTAAGAACGATGAGAAGGCGTGGGCAACCATGGAAAAGTACAACAATAAGGACGTTGAAGTACTCGCCGGTTTGTACGCTGAATTACGCCCATGGATATATAACCACCCCAACATTGGTGACCATACAGGTATTGATGGTATTTGTCCTAAATGCGGCAGTGACAATATCCGTAAAGATGGCAGCTACCGTAAACGTTCAGGCCGTGTACAGCGTTACAAGTGTCTACATTGCGGCGGCTGGTCAAGTGAGGCTAGTGTAAAGAAGGAGGGCAGATTGGTGAATGTATAGTGTTATAGATCCTCCATTAAGCCGTATAGCCGAATGTGATATTTGCGGCAAAGAGGAGCTAACGAATCGGGATTATTTGCCACCCGGGTGGATTACCGAATGGGACTACGACTGGACTCTTTGTAAAAAGTGTAAAGACAAAGTAGAGAGTCAACTCGGATGCGAACTTGAGTACTACCTGAAGGGCGGCGAAGTAGACCCAATGGATCAATTTCAACAAGAGGATTTCTTTTTATGACATTTCTAAAAACATTTATCGAATATGTACGAGTAATAGTTGCATTTCCATTCGCGGTAGCAGCATTTCTCGCCTACGCGGTGATGGCTCCGCTCGCTATTCTTGCCTGTCTTATTGGCGGCGAACCATATGAGGAGGCAGTAAAGGATTTTCAGGAGATTCAATAATGGCAAATATCGACGAGACGCTAGAAGAGCGAGGTAAGCGCTATGGTAGCTATGCAGAACACGCTGCAGTTAGCCAAGGTATCAAGGAAATCTTATACAATGCGCTGCGATATAACAAAAATGTAGACCTCGATTCGCTTGACGATGATATCAAGGAGACACTAGAGATGATCGCCCATAAGCTCGGCCGTATCGTTAATGGTGACCCTTATTATGCAGACAGCTATATCGACATTGCAGGATACGCTAAACTAGTAGGAGACCGTTTAAATGACCTATAAACAAGATTTAACCAAGCGCCTAGAGGAAGCCGACACCTTAGAGGAGAAGCTCAAGATTATTGAAGAGGCGCAACAACACTTTGAAGCAACTAACAAAGAGCGGCGAGTGGTCGGTAGAGAGATTGTAGATCCTGCCGACGCATTCCGGTGTGACTCTTGCGAATAGGAAGCTAGTATGGAAACTGTATTAATCGATTATCGAACAACAACTAACCCAGCCGTTGAACATATCGCGGCAATGTTAATGGCACATGACTACCGGGTGTCAGTGTATAACGTAGAGGACGACCCGGACGGTAGTGTTATTAAAGACTTAGACGAACGGAGCTTCCCCTACGACGAAGTGCGCCAACACTACGGCGAGGATCCTATCGACTACTGGGCGCGAGAAGTACCTAAAGAGGGAGACCTCAAGTATGCTATTGTAGATAACTTTAATGATGCGACAAAGTTTAAATGTCCGACATTAGTGGTAGGCTTCAATGACTGAGTATATTAGTAACGAACGCATCGAGGAGATCGCAGATGAATATTTTGAAAAACGTAGTCGACAAGGCGCTGAAGAATAGGATTAAAAACCTTGAAATCGACAACGCCAAGTTGGTTGAGCAACTCAAGTGGTGCAAGGCCCGGGTTGAAGTGTTAGAGGAGTCAAACGCTGACTCAGTTGAGCTTGCCCGCCAACATGTGCTACTCTCTAATAAAGAGCAGCTACTTATCGCAGAGCGTAAGGCACTGGATGAGTACCAGAAACACCTGCTTGACCTCGCCATCTTTAAAAGAGACGCCCAATAAGAAAAGCCCCCAATAACTGGGGGCTTTTTTCTATTTGTTGCTAGCCTTAGCTGCGACAGTAACAATACCTGCCGATTGTAGACCAAGTGCGATACCGCTATAGATATCAAGGCCTTGAAAGCCGAGATACCCGGCAGCTGCGCCAGTGGCAACTGCGAGGATGAGCTTACCAAGCCCACCCCATTCTTTCTTATTCAGCATGTCAAATGCCTTAACAATTGCAGGGATAATAAATAGGTTCAATGCTTCCATGATTAGTCCTTCTTAAAAATACCCTTAAAGGCCTCTAGGAGGCTCTGTAAGAGGTTTCTGATGTCTTTTAGTATAGTTGTACTATCTTCGTCTTTAGCGCTCTCTACGGGGCTCTCAGAAGGCTCTACGTGCTTTTTTAGTTCAATCTCTGTGCTACGCGACGCACCCGACAAGTCGGCTTCTGGCGCTGGGACGGCTGCGCGATCTTCAACATGTCTAATCTCAGGCGCGGGCGTCTCTTTAGAGCGTTGTAACTCTTTGTACTCATTGCTATTACGTAGATCATCTGCTACCATCTGCCAGTTCCATCCATTGCGGATTTGGTTTCGGTAATGTTCAATACCGCCCTCATCTGCATCGCGCTCTAATACCTCTTTATACAGTCGCTGGATTTCGTTAGTCTCGCTATCGTAGGCCGCCTGTAGCTCGCGGGCTTTTGCCTTGGCTTCCTCTACGCGCCGGGCTTGTACTTGTTGCCCCTCAGTTGAGGCTAAGAGGTCTTGCTTAATTTGCTCCCAATTCCACCCGCTATCAATCTGCTTAAGGTAGTGGGCAATAGCGCCCTCGTCGACATTACGGTCAAGGATTTGGCGATACAAGCCATTAAGGAAGTTAATCTCATCACTACGGTCACGCTGGGCTACGATATTCTCAACGTAAGTACGAACACGATAGATGTTGTACCCGCCTACTCGCCAACCCGCGTTTAGTGGATCAACGTCAGCGGCATATACAATACCCGCGCCAAAGTTAGCAGTGCGTTGTCCACTGGCTGCCACGTTCTCCTCAAAGACAGTGCCATCACCCATGTACACCCCGATGTGGCCATAGCCACCACCATCGTAGGGCCATACAAGGATATCTCCCCGTTTAAGGTCGCCTACACGGTCAGCAATGCCTTGCGCTACAAGTGCTTCGCCAAAGTCTTTTGCATGACCGCGAGCGGCAAACGGAGACGGCACCTTTTCGCACATCTCAGCGAGGAACCACTTAATGAGGCTCACGCATTGCCCGGTTAAATAGCCTTGGCTATTGTCTGATTCTCCAGCTGGGAAGAAGATCCCAATGCGCTGGCTTGCCCAATCTTGAGCATTAGCTGCTAGTGCCATTTATTCTCCTAGATATTAATGCAACTAGAGTCACCAGCTATCTTGTACATGCGCCGATACGCGGAATTGTCTTCTCCGTCGTATTTCCAGGCCACCCAAGATGTTTGATTACCCGAGTTGTCTTTTATATTTACACAGTTGAGTATAGGGCTTTTACCGTTCGCGCCGTTTTGGCCGTTTACTCCATTAGCGCCGTTCGCGCCATCAACACCAGCTGCTCCGGTATCACCCTTACACTTACCACTTGCACAGTATTTAGCAACAGCCAAAGCAACTTGATCATCGCTCGCGCTTTTGCCGTCTGTGCCTTTACATTTACTGCCATCACAATAACTAGCTACTGCTGTCATTACTTGGGCGCTAGTGGGGGATTCGGAGCATTTATTAGTTGAACAGTAAGCTTTAACCGCTACTTGTATCTCACTATTTGAGGGGGTTCTCCCATCCTTACCATTAGACCCTAGTACCTGGCCGACATTGCGGGACTCGCCGCTTGAGTAATAGACGACGAGATCACCGTTTTTGTCAACCTGAGCGTTGGTAATGCTAGTTACTGGTTTTTCTACCTTTGCTCCACCCGAGATAGTCACCGATTGGCCCGGCTTGAGGGTCAGGCTTTTAAACAGCGTATAGCCACTAAAGACTAAACTAAGAACCATCATTAAAGACAATACCTTTAACAGTTTATCTCGTTGGAGCCAGCTTATTGTCGACTTAACAATGGTCATCTCAGCAACCCTCCACTGCCGCGGCTGAGTAGGGCAATGAGTATCGGTATAAACGATGTAATCACCGCACCTACCACTAGGCGGAATAGCCAACGGTTTCTATCTCTTGCTTCAGCTGCGTCATCCTCTAGATCTTTTACTCGGGCCTCAATGTCTTTTTTGTATAGGTCGAGTGCATAGACCGGGACATATGTCGCAGCTTTGCGGGTTTCGTGGAGGTCTATAGCCTGCTGAATGGCTTCTTTGACCTCCCACCGGTTCATTGTTTCATTTTCTGCCACAATTCTACCATCCAGATTTTTGCTTATGTTTTTGTTTAGAGGACTTAACGACTCGGTTTAACTGTATTTCGCGCTGGGCTGCAGCCTTTCGTTGTTCGCTCGTCAACTCAAAGCCGTCGTAAGCCCCCTTCACCTTACTATTATACTCGTTGACAATAGACTGGGCTCTGTTGCGGTTGCCTTCCTGGAGCGCCTGTTTCGCGTTGTCGTAAGCCTCTTTACGGCTAGGTATCTTGTTGGTGCGCTGGAAGTACTCAGTAGCCTGTTCGCGGGCCTTTTATGAGTCTAAGCTCTCAATCTTTGACTGCTGAGACTCTTTAACCGCGCTAAAACTGCCTTCCTTAAGCCATTTCTGGCCATTCTCAGTAGTATACTTACCGAGGATTGCTGCCTTAAGAGCGTTGCCTTGGTCTTGGTTTTGTACAAATCGAGTATTGCCTTTATCGTTCTTCACAACGCCCTCCTCTACTGATTTGATACCTTCAGTTGTACGCTTAGCTTGCGTGCCAGCGGGAACTATAAGCTGCCAGTTCTTATCCCAAAACTCTTTCACGCCTTCGCCTTTGTCTTTCTTAGCTAGTGCGCCGAGTAGTCCAGGGTTCTTGTTGCCATCACCAAATAGGAGAGTCATTGCGGGCGAGCGGCGGAATTTGTTCTTTTGGTCTCGCTCAAAGCCTTTCTCGTCCTTGCCTTCAATGTTTGTCCAGGCCTGGATTTGGTCGTAGAATGGGATATGGTCGGTTTCCTTCATGCCGATGAATTGGCCAAGGGTTGCCTGCACACCCCATGCGGTAGCGCCCATTGCAATGAGTTTACCCATATCATTGGCGGCTAGGCGGTAGTTACCAGCCTTTACGTCCTTAATAGGCTTGAGGCCCATACGAATAAGGAAGCCAGCCTGCTTACCGTCAAATGTTGCCAACTGAGTAAGGGTTCGCATCCCGGGCCCGTTAAAGGCTGCAGGTGCATCTACCTTACTAGTGATGAACTGAGTATCAACTGTTGCTTTAGTGCCGTACTCCATTGCTTTCTTTTGTACGAAGTCTTGGGCTGCTTGACCGGTTAAACCAGCTTCGTTAGCCCATCGCTCCCACTTAGCACCGTTGAGCTTGAGACCTTTAGCCTTAGCGCCGGCGTAGGCTTGGGCACGCATGATGTTGTCCATTGTAGACACCATCGACATGAGCCCGTCCGATACCTTATCAAATGCCTTACCTGCCTTACTCTGGGTTAAGCCTTTAAGGTCTTTAAGCCCGGTGCCCTCATCAAGTACGCCGGAGAGTTTAAGCTCTTTGCGACCTTCCTTGCTTGCGAGCATACGTGCACCATTAACCATACCGACACCTGCCCATTTAGGGTTGAGGTTACCGACTGTAGCGATCTCCTGGGTCATCTGGCGGAGTGCAGTAACTGGAGACAGGCCGAGTGTAGCCATTGCATTTACTGCCCGGATAGCACCGGTAGACTTCTTAAACGCGTTATGGCCAAACTGAGCATCGAAAGCTTTCTCGATATTGCTTTGGTTCTTACCCTTTATCTGGTTGATATAGTTGTCGAGGAATCCGGCGTAGGCTTCAAAGTTCTTATGTTCGGCTGACGCCAATTTAAGCTGAGTGCTTACGCTCTCGATCTTGCGGAGTGATGGCTCGATGTTTTTAGCTTGGTTGATGCCATTGAAGTAATCACCAAGCACCTTCCATACGTCCTTGCTGTACTCTTCGCCGCCCTTCTTGCGAGACTTAAGCGAACCGATACCAAGTTCACCTTTGGCTATTTGAGACTCGTCAAACAGGTTAGCTAAGCCCTTAGGGTCGTTCTCTCGCATATGAGGGAAGTAGAAGTCATTAATCGTACCGTAGCCGTTCTCTTTAAGCCATGGCTTCACCTCATCAAGCATTGTTCGGATCTCTTTAGCTGCTTTCTCGTGGCCGGGAACGTTTAGGGTCTCGACTTTACCCTCCAAGTAATCAACAATATTGTCCATTACCTCGGGCTTCTTCGCGTCACTACCGAGCGCTTTCTGGATGCTACTTAATCGATTAGCGATTTGCTCGCCTTCAACAGCTGCACGGCCCGTACCATTTACTAGTTCACTAAACAGTCCGGCGCTTTCGGTGTTGAGCCCGCCCTTGTCAAACAGGACGCTTGGAGAAGTCACTCGAGCTAGAGCCATCTGGGTATCAGATATTTTACTGATACTCTCTTTTGCATGCTCGATATCCTTGACGTTCAACTGGTTAGCTAACTCTTTTTGAAGAGTCTCGCCGTTGCGTTCAAGGGCAATCTTCAGCTCCTCTGGGTTCTGAGCCTTCGATACCTCCTGTAATGCGTAGGTAGTCTTACCGTCATACTTCTTAGCATCTGCAAGGTTTTGCTCAGCCAATTGGCGGTGTTCTGCAAGCTTAGCTTCATCTACTTGGCGGAATGTCTTTGGGTCGCTACGGATCAACTCATTAGCGTCACCGACAATCTCTTGGGCTCGCTCCTCTACCCGCTGCTTCATCGCATTAAGTTCTTGCACTTGAGGAAGATCACGTGCGCGAGTCTCCTCTAGTTCTTGCAAGTCCTTAGTATATTGCTCGTCTAGACGTTGTCGTTCAATCTCTTGACGTGGGCCAGGCATATCGTTAACAGCTGCGAGTCGTTCTTTATAGGCTGCATCCATTTGGGCGTGTGCCTGGTTGTAGGTGTTGTCGTTCATTAAGTTTTCAAGCTTAGCGTCGATCTCACGCCCCATGTCGGCTGCTTGCACGGCCGCGTTGCGCACGTCTTTCGGCATTTGCTCGTCACCGAGGATTTGCCCGATGGACTCTACACCTTCCCGCTCGCGGAATACATGGTCGGGCAGACCATCTGTCTTACCGTTATCAATATTGTCGAGGTATCCCTGAGCCGTCTTACTGTCATTAGGCAAACCGTTGTTCTCGAAGTCTTTTCTAGCCTGGGCTAACTTCTCATCAACTTGCTTGCGAAATTCAGGATCCGCTTCATAAGCCATCTTCTCTTGCTCGGTTAAGCCTTTAGGTGTCTCACCCGGCTTGAGGCCTTGGTTGAGCTTAGCAATCTCTTCAGGACTTTTAGGGCCATTTACTTCGTCGTTAATATCATCTAACGGATTGCGTTCACGATTAAGTGATTCAGCTTCACGTTGGGCTTTTAGTTCTTCTGATTGTCGGCGATACAGTTCGGCGTTGATTTCTTTGTTCTGAGGGTCTAGCGCACTAGCCTTATTCAACTCTTCGTTACTCAATCCTGCGTATCGACTCTCAGGTTGCGTGCTTCGCAACGCGCCATCTGCGGATGCCTCTGTAGAAACGCCCCCTGTGAGCTCATGAGAGGCGTTCTCAGCGGCTTTAGTGTCAGAGTTTAGTGTCAGAGTTGATGTCTAACCCATCTTCGCTAGTTTTAGCGTTTGTAGGGGCTTCTACAGCGTCGCTCTCACTACGCAAGTTTGCGTCTTCTACGCCTTTGCCGCGGAGTTTACCGATTCCGTAACCTAGACCTTCGAGGCTGCCCTGGAATATTGCGCCAGTAGCAGCCTGCTCTCCGGCTTTTTGCCAGGCCTTGTCTACGTCACCTGTCTTGCCGTACTCTTGGAGAAAGCCTTGAGCGGCGTTTGCACCACCTTGAGCGGCTAAC